AAACAGATTCGAGATCTGTTATGCCGATGATTGATGCGCCGGCTTTGTGCCATGATGCGCAAATTTGTTTGAATGTTTGCATAGGTATACTCCAATTAACTGAATACAGCTTAATCTAAATAGACCATAATTACAAACGTAATTAAGATATTTTTTCCCATAAAAAAACACCATTTAAGGTGTTTTTTATTTAGTCTGTAATTGTTAGTCAATCAGTATGCAGCGCAGTTTACCGCCAGTGTGCGCAACCCGCCAGTCTGCTTTAGACTTCATGCGCGTTCTTAGCGTGTTTGGGCTTTGGCCTAACTTCAAACCTGCATCTTCATGCTTGTTTTCTTTCATGAAGTTTTTCAGAGTCTGAGCATTATCAAGATTATCACTAGACACTTCGACGGCACTAATAACACTCTTTAGCTCGTCAAAACTGCGATCTAAGTCAGCCTTGATTTTGTTAATGCTAGATTTTTTATCTTTTTTGAATTGTTCGCTATTACTCATACAGACCTCAATAAACCATGTTAATTGATTTATTTTAACATTAAACGCCAGTAATTAAACTGGCGTTTTTGCTTTTAGTTAAAACTACCGATTAACGTAGTTGTATTGCACTCTTCTTCAAGAAGCATTGTGACTAATTTGTCCTTAAATTCTTCAGTCATCGCTTCTTGCATGGCTTCTAACTGCACCACTCGCATAACAAGCACAGGCTTTTCACCGCTAGTCAGAATGCTAACTCGCAAGCAGAAATTGCGCTCTGTTAAGTCTCGATAAGGACGACAGGTAAAGTACACCATGGACGGCATCACCATTGAACTTGTTGCCTCGATGCGCTCTAGAGCTGTCATGTTAGCCGAGAAATCTCCAACTTCGCTGTCCATCTTGCGACTGGCTTCGATAGTGATTTTTCTAACAGCAGATGCAGCCGCCATCGCTGTCAGCGGCTCACCAGTATTGCCAACAACGTTAATACAGTCCTTCCAGTCTTCTAGCCAATCTGACAGCGTTTTTTGATCTAGCTTCTTGCCATTAATATTAAGCACTTCATCATACGCAACGGTACGAACCAGGCTTAATTTAGCGGCGTGTTTTTGATGCCCTGGACGTTCTACGTCGCCAAGATCAAATACAGTTTTTGCGCTCATTCCTGCGGCATTAATAAAGCACTTTGAGCCTTCAGCATCAAAAATTTTAATGTAGGCAACGTAGTCAACTACGCTTTCTGTGCTGAATACACCGCGGTAATTCATGCGGCACTCCATGCCGTCCTCTAAATCCAATGTCCCATAACCATGGGGGACCACGACGATGGGCGCTTTTGAAGTTGCTTTTGCCACTTCACCCAATACGAATGGGATGTTTGCTGTTTGTTGCAGTAGTTCTAACGCTGATTTTTCCATTATGTTTTCCTATTTTCGCTTTGTTATTGCCAGCGATACTGCTGGCAAATAGATTGGTTTTTAGTTTGTTTTTACTAACGCAAACTGGCCGTTAAACTCTTCACGCGGTGCGGTTTCTGTCATCTTTCCGCCCTTACCAACATACATCGGAGTTTCAGAAATATCTTCCTCGGTCTTTTTACCGCGGGCTGTAGGCGTTGAATGGCTTAGTTTATGACTGACGATCACTTGAGAGTTTTCGCCGACCTGTTGCAAAGTTAGCTCTAGAGTTAACTTGCCTTTTTTGGCGCCGCGACCATGAAGCACAGTGCCTTCGGCAACCTGGCTAAGCAGGATTGCCAATTTTTTCTCTAAAATGCCAGCGCCTAGGGCGCCGACAAACTCATGTACGTTTGTGCTTGTATCTGACATGTTGATCTCCACTTGCTTTAGTTAAGGCCGGCTACCCGGCCACGTTGTTTATCAGTTAACACTAACACCAAATTCATTCAGAATTTGCATTAGTTCTGAGTATGCATCCTGTGTGATGCCGTGGTTAAAGTACCACGCATCGATGCATGATTTTAGCGTGCTGGCTGGCGCTGGCTGTTGCAGCAAGTCGGAAGCACGGCCCATGCTTGCCAACACCTCTTCAGGAGTTTTTGTTTCTCTCTGTTGCTCATAATGCTGAACCTCTTCATATACCTGCTCTTGATATGCAGGCTCCTGACTTGCCTCAACAGCTAAGTTTTGCTGCTGAGTTGCCGCTAAACGCTCTGCGTCTTGCTGCTCTAACGCTTCAAGGCGCTGGGCACTGAGGAACATTTTTTTAAGCTGCTCGACTACTTGAGATTTAGCTTCGCACGCTTCAGCATGACGATCGCCGAATTCAGATTCTGGCACGACATATTTTTCTAGTGATGCTATTTTCTTGCCAATTTCAAGTGAGTTTTCACTCATGTAGTCCACAGGGATCATGCGCAAATTACTAATGCGCTTTGCTACCACTGCCTTTGCCTTTTCCTCTGCAATAGCAAGGTCAGCAAGTCGCTTCTCTTCTTCACGCTTAGCTTCTTCTTCAGCCCGCAATTGCCGAGCCTCTTCCATTTGCTTCTTAATGCGCTCAGATTCGATCTTTTGGACCAGTATAGCGCCTAACTGCTCGCTAACTTCTTTGACTGCCGCCATAGCTTCGTGAACAACTTCTTGGTGGAAACATTCAAAATCTACATTGCTCAGTGCGTCAACCATGCCAGAAACATCTTCAGAAGTTACCTCTGATTTGTTTGCGTCGGCAATGTATGAGCGAAAACCTTTAATCAATTCTCGCTGTTCAGTAAGCATTTTTTCATGGCGGGCCTTCTCTTCTGCCGCAATTTTTTTGCGGCGCTCATCTTCTTTTTCAAATGGGTCAACGATAACGCTGTAAACTCCACGCACTTGAGCAATCAAGTTGTCGCCGTGCTCTTTCAGCATAGAGTTAACTTCTTTGCGGCGATCATCAATCGCAGCAACCAGCTTGTTGCACTCAGTACGGGTTTTACGAGCGGCCTTGAACTGCTCATCATCGGTCATATCAACGACCAGATCAGCCGGGTATTTAGCGCGTAGCTCTGCCAAACCTTGCGCGGTTAGCTCGCTTTTAAATACCAGTTCGGTTACTTCAAAACTGTTGCTTTGTGTTTGCTCTGTCATGTTACTTACCTTCTAGTGTTTTAATGCGGCTATCTACCGCTGTTTTTAAGCGCTGCTGGAACTGCTTTTTATCAAAAAGCTGTCCTTCGCACTTGCTCATTAACTCATTGAGAATTTGATTTGATACGTTGGTAACAGCTCCAACGTACCCAACAGCCTCAATGTTTTTAATTTTTTGATCTAGCCAGTCTGAAACGTCTTTTTCGTTTTTTTGTACGTTATCAGCCGCCTCCTGCTTAAGCTCGTTAAGCCTGCTATCTCGCTCAAGCTTGAATTGCTGCATGAGATCTAGCTTGCTAAATGATGATGCCCATCTGTAAGCATCATCGAATGCTGTAGTTAGTTCTAGATGGCTAGCAGCTTTGCGGATATCTGATATAAATTTATCTGTATCAAGCCCAGGCAATGCCCAATCTGGTAATGCAGGAGGAGTCCAGTCAACACCGTAACCAGAGCCTGGGTTAGCCTTGTCTCTCACGTATGCATAATTGTTAACTGCTTCTCGCTGGCTATCACACGGAACACAGTTAGCAAAACCTGACTTTAGCTGATAAAGATAGCGACCTATACCTAGCATTGCCCCAGCACGCTTTAACGCGCCAGAAGAACCACCTTTAAGTGGCTCAATATCAGTCATCGGCGCAACGTCTTGCCGTGTTACCCATACGTTTTTGGATTTATCAAATACCCGTACAGTACACAAGAACCCATCTTGTTCAGACGGCTTCCTTGACTCGCTCAACAACTCTTCGAGTTTTTTGGGACCAATAACATCGGCGTTGATACTGATATTTGGGCGAGGCCCGAATATCGGCTCCTGTTTAACTTCCCATCCGAACACGCCAAACACGTCATCAAGGCGCTTTTGAATTGCCCGTCCTGTGATGTATGGCAAAACAATCATCCACACCCGGCCATTTTTAACGCCAGATTGTTGAACACGCCACTTAATGTCGTTGGGCTCAAACGGCTCTTGCAATCTGGCCTCGATTGAAACTTCTTCAGTCATTGCTATCACCACAATCTCTAATTGCTCCACCTTCAACCAGCTTCCAGCCACAAAGCTCCTGCCGATTGCTTTCCGTCAACTCACGATCTTGGGCGTCCATAGTTGATACAACAGCAAAAGACAAAGCAGCAAGTAAAACCCACAAAGCATTTACCAAAAAATCCTTTTTGTTACGCATCAACAAACCCTCTAATCTCGTTTTCGATGTGATAAGTTTAGACTAATGAAATAATTTAAGTCAATCACTTTTTTTGATTTAATTTAATGTATACTGCGCAAACTTAAACAATGCAGGAAAACAAAATGAACGTACTAAATGAGCTTTGCAAAATCATTTCACGCACTAAGCCAACCACCGAGAAAGAGGCTGTTTATCACAGTGAGATAGCTCCACTGGCTTACGCCTCAAAAACTCAAGTTGAACTGTTGGAGCGTCAGCACTCCATCGCAATGAGAGCGTTAAAAGAAATATCTTGGGGCCATCCAAATTCGGCAATGGCAACCGCTGACGAAGCTATAAGCAGAATAGATCAGTGTGATTAGGTATTGAGTGAACAAAGTTAATCGCGTATAGTTAATAAAAATTATCACACGGAGTATTTTATATGGGTAAACGCGAGCTGCGTTCAGACGAAATCATAACTGAACTTAGGGTCTATATAGCTAGAAATTTTAATGGCAAACAAAAGGCTTTCGCAAAGAGCATGGGGGTTTCTTCTGCTTTTGTTTCTTCAGTTATGAACGGTAAAAAACCTCCTTCAGATCAAATGCTAAAACAAATAGGGTTCTCTAAGGAAGTTGAAGTTAAGTTTTTACGCTTGGATGAAGCGCAAGCAACGCGCTAAGGCTTAGTATTATGCATTACTACAAGCGGAATATCGGCGATTACTATAAAAAGGCCGGTAGATTAACGATGATGCAGCACGGAGCGTACACGCTTTTGATTGATGCGTGCTATGACCGTGAACGATTTCCAACGTTAAGCGAGGCTATAGAGTGGGCATGGGCATCTAGTGATGAGGAAATTGCCTCGATCAAGTTTGTTCTAGGTAAATTTTTCACTGAAGTTGATGGTGTTTTTATTCAAAATCATATTAAAGATGATTTAGCTTCATATGCTGAGAAAGCAAAGATAAATCAAAGAATCGCTATTGAGCGCGAAGAAAAACGAAGACTTAGGAGCACGAAGCGTGCACAACTCGTAAACGAATCGTGTGAAAGCGTGAACGAATCTACACCAGAGCATCACGAACCGCCACCTAACCAAGAACCACTAACCATAAACCAAGAACCAATAGATAAAGATATAAAAGACTTGTCAGCTAACGCAGACAATGATCAAGTGATCAGCGAGATCAATCAAACTGATCACGACAAAGAGGAAAGACCATTAACTACTGACAAGAGGGTTATTGAGATTTTCCATTACTGGTGCGACTCGATGCGTAAGAACAGACTTACAGCAAAGATGACACCTAAGCGAACTAAGGCGATCAGAGACAGGCTGAAGCAAGGTTACACGATGGACGATATCAAGCTGGCAATTTACAACTGCTCTCAAGATCCGTGGTCAATGGGCAACAACGATAGGCAAAAACCGTTTAACGACATTGAGCTTATTTGTCGAAGCGGGGAAAAGTTAGAAAGCTATCTTGACGCTGTTCAGCAAAAAGCGGCGGCGAGAAATGTTAATTCAATTGGGACGGACTTCAGTCCACCGAAAGGATGGAACACATGAGCCTAAAAGACAGGATCGAAGCGATTGCTAAATCTTCAAAAGGTAGTCGCAAATATACCTACGAAGAACTGGCCGCGATACGTGATCAGGAAAGCAAGGAGTTTAGCGCCGAGATTGCCGAAAAGCGACGTAAGGCGCTATTGGAAAAAACTATCGGAAGATCTGGCATACAGCCACTTCACCAGAGTTGCACAGTCAGTAATTTTGAAACTGACTCTCAGGCAAAGGTTGATGCTAAGCGTTTCGCATTTGATTACATAACCAACTTTGCGGAAAACAACGGTAAGGGTTTTATATTTTCTGGCACGCCAGGCACAGGGAAAAATCACCTGGCCGCGGCAATTTGTAACGCCCTAATAAAATCAGGCAAGTCATGCATGATCATTACAGTTAACGAACTCATGCAAAAGCTTCGCAATACGTACCAGAAGGACAGCCTGACTACAGAGGACCAATTTATTCAAAGCATGATCAAGTACGATTTGCTTGTGCTGGATGAAATTGGATTGCAGCGCGGTACAGACGCAGAAAGGCTGGCAATAAATCAAATCGTTGACCAGCGTGTTTGCCAAATAAAACCTACCGGGATGCTCACAAACCTAAGCGCTGAAGATCTAGAAGCCGCTGTTGGTGCGCGGGTAATGGACCGAATGAAAATGAACGGAGGGCAGTGGATCCCGTTTAACTGGGATAGCTACCGCAAATGAAAGAAACACTCGAGCAAAAGGCCGCTAGATTTGCCTCTATGCCAAAAAAGCCTAAACCAGCACCAGAGGTATTGCCAAAGCAGTTAAAGGCCGATACTGAGCAGTTTGGAGAACGCAAGAAGGGTTACCTAATGCGGTTACTAGATCAAGTAGACAAGGATATGGAGAAGAAGCGCAATGCAGCTAAAAAAATTTAAACCGGTTAGCAAATCAGAGTGGCCAGTAAAGCACGCTGACAACTTAACCAATGTTTTTCTAAGTGCAGACTTTCTTGTTCAGCAATATCAAGAAAATGATGGCGTTATTCGCCTAAGCATATGCAGCACAAAGCGCAGCGGCTCTAAGTGGGTTGACGGTATAACGTGGGATCAGTTGCAAGAAATCAAGCGCAATATTGGTTTTGGTGATCGCTTAGCTGTTGAGGTTTACCCGGAGGATTCGCGCATCGTTAACGTAGCAAACATGCGCCATCTGTTCGTTTTAACAGAGCGACCAAGCTTTGCTTGGTAGTAGAAGGTTAATTGATGGCCTTAGGTAAAAAATCTTACCCATTGTTTTATTACTCACGCGGCTGTGACCCTAGAGATAAAACCCGCAGTGATTTAGTTTTTGTTTTGCAGCGAATGAAATACATACCAGAGCCACTAAAACACGATGTTAGCAATGTTTACGATGGGATAATGCTATCGGGTGACTTGCACGCTAGAAAGCTGGCCAAGGTATGGTTAAACGCTGTAGCACTACAATTTAGGAGCTAATTAAAATATGTCTAATGATTTATGGCGCACGCCGCCGGAGGTATTTAATACGTTAAATGCTGAATTTCATTTCATCGCTGATATGGCATGTTCGCATCAAAATGCACTTTGCGCACTGCATTTCACAGAAGAAGATGACAGCTTGTCATTTAACTGGTCCCAACACCCTGCGCTGCAGTCTAATCGACTTGAGTATGTGTGGCTAAACTGCCCTTATTCCAATCCAATGCCATGGGTTAAACAGGCTAAGCGGGCGCAGATAGGAGGACTGGGCGTTGTTATGCTGCTTAACAATGACACTAGCGTTGGTTGGTTTGCAGAGGCCTATAAAACAGTCAGTGAAATTCGCTGTATTATTGCCGACGAAATGCCAGAGGAAGATAAGCGGCATCGTGAGTACACGACTGGGAGAATCCATTTTTTAGATGAAAATGGGCAACCAGGAACAACGAATAATAAGCCTCAATTTATCCTGATTTTTAACCCATTTAAAATTGCAGCCAGGATAACAACGTATATCACTAAAAAAGAACTATATGGTTATTTGTAGCTATGAATATCAAAAATAAAATATTAGAAATCATCAGTAATAAATCTGGCGAGTGGGTTAACGTCGATGAGATCACGGCACAGCTAAAGCTTAATCGGACGATAATAACCACTACCGTAAACGCGATGATGAAAAGTAAATCTTACAACAACATCGAGCGCAGCATTAAAGATAAAACAGTTGGTACTGGAAATATGCAGCGCAGGGAGTACACGATCAAATATCGAATCAGAGGCAGCAATGACAACAATCAAAGAGCAGGCGATTGAGGCACTAAAGCGCGATCCATTTGCCAAAACATTTATCAGTACAAAACGATGCGAAAAAGATGGATGCGGGTGCTTTGTACGCAGGACCACAGGAAACTATCCGTGTCTTGAGTGCTGCAGCAAAAAAAATAAAGAGTGGTACTTGAGAAACAAGGCCAAAGCAAAAAAAGACTTTTCCTTGTGGTATGAAAAAAACAAGGATTATTGCAATACTAAGGCTAGGGCAGATTACCTGAAGCGCAAAGAAGCGAGGGCAAATGAATCAGTTTGAAGTAAACATAACAACACTGCCTGAACTGTTCTCAAAGCTAAAGCAGTTTGTTAGGCCAGGTAAGCGGTATTTGATCACATTGCAGGAGTGGGACAAGCGGTCCCTAACTGCAAATGCCGCTTATCACACTTGGATAAAGCAGATTAGTGACTACACCGGGGAAGATCTTAAAAGCGTTGAAGCAAGATGCAAGCGGGACCACGGCCTTCCTATCCTGTTATCTGGTAGCCATGGCGTTGTCACTTCTTGGTTATTGGAAAAATGCCGTTTTGAAACGCTCAGCGATCATCAGCAGCTAAAAGTTATTTCAGCGATGGAAGTTACAAGGACGTTTACAACCAAAGAGCATACAGCTTACAGGGACAGCATACAGGCGTTTTGGGCTAACCACGGATTAAACTTAGATTATAGGAAATGAAATGTTAGATATAAATTTAACTCAAGGGGATTGCTTGGAGCTAATGAAGGCGATACCAAGCGGTAGCGTTGATTTAATATTAACAGACCCACCTTACGGTACTACCGCTTGCAAGTGGGACTCAATAATTCCACTCGAGCCGATGTGGGAGCAGTTAAAGAGGATTATTAAACCAAATGGCGCTATTGTGTTAACAGCGAGTCAGCCATTTACAAGCATTCTAGTTTGCAGCAATCTGGAAATGTTTAGATATGACTGGGTTTATGACAAGCCTGCAGGTACCGGATTTTTTAACGCCAAACTTATGCCTTTACGAAGCCATGAAAGCATTTTGGTATTTTATAAATCTCTTCCAACTTACAACCCACAAAAAACAACTGGACACAAAAGGAAAATAGCAAAGAAAAAAGTTGTCTCATCAGAGTGCTACGGCAAAGACATTTCATTGCCATCATACGATAGCTGCGAGCGGTACCCTAGAAGCATTCAACAATTTAAAAGTGATAAAAGAAAAGCTAATTACCACCCAACACAAAAACCAGTAGCCCTAATGGAATACCTAATAAAAACATACACAAACGAAGGTGATACCGTTTTAGATTTTACAATGGGAAGCGGGACAACTGGTGTTGCTTGCGTCAATACCGGCAGAAACTTCATAGGTTTTGAGCTTGATGAAAAATACTTCGAAATAGCAACAAATAGAATTTTTGGGCTAACCATGGGCTTGAGTTGAACTACACTAAATAATTTATTTGCATTGCTAACCAAAGTGAATTAAGCTTTTTATGTCTCGATGCGTGGAACCAAAGAGGATATATGCAAAAAGCATGAAACAGAACGAGGAAGATTTTAAACCCTGATCAGGTGCTGTCCTCGCAGCCGTTCCAACTGATCGGGGTTTATTCATTTAAGGTGATTTTATGAACCAACTTATCAAAGCGGTAAATTCAGTATTAAGCATGAGCAGCAGGGATATAGCTGAGGTAACAAAAAAAGATCATTCGAATGTTAAGCGCGACATAGCATCTATGGTTTTGCAATTAAACTACCCTGATAAAAAGCTAAAAGATTGTCCTGATTTTAACCACTCAGAATTGAAGGGTCACAATATCACTGTTGGTCTGTACGATCACTTTGGCAATACATACTCAGAATATTTCCTTGATTATGAAATGACCATGCTTTTAGTAAGTGGGTATAGCGTAGTTTTAAGGCATTCAATATTAAAGCGCTGGCAAGAACTAGAATCACAGCAAGCTCCAAAGCTACCACAGTCATTTGCAGAGGCTTTGCAACTCGCAGCCAATCAAGCTAAACAAATCGAAGAACAGCAACAGGCCATTGAGCTCGCAGCGCCTAAGGTTGAGTTTGTGGATCGCTACGTAGATTCAAAGGGTAGTAAAGGTTTTCGCCAGGTGGCAAAGTTGCTCAATGCCAATGAAAACGAATTTCGCGCCTTTCTAACTGAACAGAAGATTATGTATAAGTTAAGTGGCGAGTGGACCCCATACGAAAACCACGTTGACGCAGGGCGATTTGAAACTAAAACAGGCACAGCCAACGAGCACGCCTACAACCAGTCTAGGTTTACACCTAAGGGCGTGCAGTGGGTTGCCGGCCTTTGGATTGCATTTAAGGAGTTTGGCAATGCAGGTAAATAAAAAACCTAGGCCAAAGAAGTGTAAGGCTCCTAGCTGTGGTATTAAATTCCAACCAGAGCGCCAAATGCAAGAGACTTGCTGTATTACTTGCGCTATTGAGCTTGCTAAATTTAAACGTGAAAAGAAGGCCGCAAAGGACGCCGCCGACATAAAGAAAAAAGAGCGAGCAGCAAAACGTGAGTCGATTAAAAAGACCAAGGAATGGCGAGACAACGATTACCAGTACCAGTTTAAACTTACAAAAGAAGTTGTTCAGCGTTGGGCCGGTGGAGTTAGGGACGCTGGAAAGCCATGCATAAGCTGTAGCACAACAAACGATATTCAATATGCTGGTGGGCATTATCGAACAGTAGGCGCCAATCCAGAACTTGCGCTAGAAACAAGGAATATTCATCGCCAGTGTAATAAGCGATGTAACTGTGAGCTTGGTGGGAATATTCACGGTGCCGCGGGGACGCATGGCTATGTTGTCGGGCTTGTAAACAGATACGGGCAAGCATTTGTTGATTGGCTAGATGGTCCTCACGAACATAAAAAGTACACATGCCAACAGCTTAAAGAAATCAGATCTTACTATGCCAGATTAACTAGGCTAGGAATAAAAACCGACGATGATAGGCCGCATAAATAGAATAAAAGCCCTCAATCGAGGGCTTTTTTACCGCATAATTTTAAGTATGTTTCATCATGCTCGAGTATCTGCATCACCAACTCATCGCTAATAACTTCAACATCGGCTTTTGTTGGGGTGATCTGCTTTGCTATCAGGCAATAATCACTTACTGAGCTTGCGCAGCCTGTCGCGGCGATCATCACTATTAAGGCTAGCAACAGAGTCTTGCACTTGCTTTGCTTGTTTGACAGCATCGATTACCTCTGTTTTATGTTCACGCTCAACCGAGTCGGCGCCAGACTTCCGACCAAAAAAGACAGCGGCAATTAATGCCGCAATCACTGAAATAATGGCAATTAAAACTTCCATTATTTTTTACTGGTCCAGACAGAAACCTTATCTAGTACAGCGGCAACATAGCCTAGAGCGGCTTTAGCCTTGCCAACATACTCATCGTCTTTAGTTGTTGGCGTGACTTCAGCAACTTTTTCAAGCGCGGCCACAATTGAAGTTGCAGCAGTAACAATAATACCCAACCACATAAACCCATCTTGTAAGTAAATTAAAAACTGTTCCATAAATACCCCTTACCTAACCAAGTTCGCGCCATTTTATGTACGCATCAATATAAGCCTCTGGCGAGGCTTTTCCGCCTTCACTATTCCAATAGGTTTTAGCATACTCACCCATTTCACAAACCGTCTTAGGTAATGGGTTCTTATCCATAAGAAGGTAACAGCGAGCGACGAACACAGCATATCTATCGTCGGTAGCCAGTAACTCTACGTTTCGTTTTATGCCTAACTTTTTAGCCAGCATTTCAATCGAGTCGCAATGATCCCAGATTGAGTTATGAGTAATTGGCTCAATCTGAAATAGGCTTAAAGCTGGGCCATTCACTTGCCTGCGATACTTGCCAAGACCTGATTCATGGGCCGCAATCATGCAGAGAAGTTCAACCATTTCAGGCTTGTGACGTTCCATTTCTAGAGTGGTTTTAATCACTATTTTTTTTAGTTCACTGTATTTCATATTCACTTTGGCCCCCTTGGTATGAACTTCTGTATAAACGGCATAACCAACCACTGGACTGACCTATTAATTCCGAGCCCGCAGGCACAAGACAAGATCATTGTCTCGGGGAATGATGCAGCGCGAATAACACCAAGGAACACAAGCATAAGCCCAAAAATCACAGCTAGGATCATTTCACCGATGAAGGCCCTTAGCTTAATTTCTTCTTGGTTTAGTAGATTTCTTGCCACTACAGCAAGCGAGAATGTAAAGACAACCGCTAGGGTTTTCAGTAAATCATCATGCTTTAAGTCCATGTTAGCGCCTAGTGGTTAACCTGCCGAGATGAGGTTGTCAACATTTGATGCGCTTAATAATACCCTTAAAAATAACATAAAAAAAGCCACCTACATTTATAGGTGGCTAAACAGCACAAACAACAGTAAGGAACATTAGTAACATAAAGATAGTAGTGATTTGCCTACCAGTTGTAAAGGTATCAATAGATTAGTAATGGATTTAAAGTCCATTTAAAGCTCAAAAAGTTGGAGCAATATGGTATGGGAAATTGTTTCTAACAAAGTGAGAGGATCTATCATGGCAACATTTACTGAAGGCGATGTATTCGGACGCATGGGACAGTCTGATAATGGTTTTGGCGGTACTGGTATGGGATTGGTGCTTGGCCTGCTTCTTGGTAGAGGCGGCTTGTTTGGTAACCAAAACGATAATAGTTGCGTCACTAATGAGACTATCAACCAGCAAACCCTTGGTGATATCAAGGCTGCTATTCCTTACAACGAGGCACAGGTTCAGCTTGCATTAGCACAGGCAATGGCAAGCTTAACTCAACAAGGAACGTCAAATACCCAATATTTATCACAAGGTCAAACAGCGCAAATACTGGCAACAACACAGGGCGTTGCAGCATTAAGCCGTGAGATTGGTAACGTAGATACCAACGTTGATCGACAAAGCACTGCAATTCAACAAGCAGTGTATGCCGATGGAGAGCGGACCAGACAGTTGATTACGTCTAATCGTATCAATGATCTAGAGCAACAATTGACTGTCGCACAGCTGCGCGAGTCTGAGCAGAGAGGGATCAATCGCGAGATAGTGAATACAAACACAATCACGCTCGGCATGAACCAGCAACAGTCACAGCAACAGCAACAAATGCAAGCTCTACAGTGGCAATTAAACGCCATATGCGGTGGAGTTAGCCAAATGGCAAGAGCGACAAACTCTAGTGTTGTCGTAGGTTCAACCGGGGTTAATGGATCTCAAACAGCAAACCCTACTAACGTGAGCGCATGATCATGGAAATCAGGTTTAAAAAAGATGGCACGATTGTCATTAGCCCTGAAAGTGATACTGAGGCTATGGCCCTTCGCTATTGGGTTAGTGAGTTTCAAACTCATGGGATGAAGATGATCGAGATTGAGACGGATCACAAAGATATGGATGACTAACCATGTCAACTCAAATAAGGCGCTACATAGGCGCCTTATTTTTTACTTGTCGATATGATATTTGACATCTGTCGCACGCCATTCTGCAATCTTTGCACAATTGATACCGGTGATTTAGCTCACCACTTACTGTCAAATCCTTAACTTGATCTGCGTTAAGTCCGACTTTGCTTCCTATGGCGCCAAGTATTATAAGCATTTGTTTATTCATATTTTACTTCAAATAAGATGGTAGTTTATAACCGCATTCATTAAGCCTCTCTTCGATAACAGGCATTAGTTCAGGGTTATCCCTAAGAAAAGCCCTTAACTTATCTATGAAGCCATCACGAATAAAATCGCTGGCGCTTTTCCCTGTAACCTCTGGAACTATTTTAGTAATAGCTTTCTCAGCCTCTGTAATAAAAATCTTGTGATCAGCTGATCTTGCTATTGAAGCTTTTAATGGTGGGCGGCCAGACATGGTGTTTCCTTAGGTTTTTATTTGTTGGCTTGAATACACTAACCCTAACCAAATCGATTATTAATAGCCTACAATAAAAAAAGGTGATTAAGTGAGCATATTTAAAAAATAACAAATTTAGTGTTAGTATTGGGCAATCATAAAGATTTTAATTTTTAGGCCATAGTAAAACAAATTCCATCATGTAACATCAATGTTATGGAACTTAAAACACTATGAGAAACAGGCAAATGGATATGAATAGTGCTAAATTTTTAGCTTTATGTTTTGGGTTGATGACAGTTATAAGCGTGAGCATTATACCTATGCTGTCTGTTTTGTCTGCTGTTATGTGTGCTGCGGCAGGATGGAGAAGCACTAGCAAAGGTGTTGATAATAAAGGATATATTATAAGTGCAACCATTATACTGTTAATGGCAATTAGCGTTTGTTGGAAAATGCAAAACCCTTACTTATAGGTGAGCCTATGAGATTTAAAATATTCGCATCTTTATCTATTGCTATTGGATTGGCTTGTTGGTTCATAACAAAAAATGAGCTTGGTTTCGCTCTAGGCGCTGGCGTTTTCTGGTGTGGAGCGATAGCCTCATCTGCGCTTGGTTTGGACAGCAAAACAAAAAAAGATAGCATCATATAAAAAAGGGCCGATTGGCCCTTTTTCATTCATCATCATTTTACAGATTCATTGTAAGCCTTGTTAAACTTAGCAGCCATTAGGCGCTTTCTGTTTTCAATTGCTTCAATTCTCAATTGTTTTTGCTCATCACTCAGCTTGCTTGCATCGATAGCAGCCTTTTGCTTATTCAGCTTGGTAAGCTCGGTCTGTATGCCTTTTGCCATCGCTATAAGCTTAACCTTAGGCCTGTTCTCTGCGATGAACTTGATCCGCTCCTGCCCTGGTAACATGGTTGCTTGTTTCTCAACTGTCTTTATTTCGTCGAAACGCTTGTACATTTCAGATATATCGACTGATTCAGAAATTGAGCCCATGTATTTGCGCCAGAATGGTATCTCTCTTGATTCAACGCTTTCACCCCTAGCAGTCTTAACGGCTAAGTCCTGCGCCCTGCCAAACAGCGATCCAAGGCCGCCGCCGGCGAACTTAATTAGGTGTTGCCAAGACTCTGGCGCAATATCTACGACGCCAGATTTGAATTGGTTACCCCCGGTTACATCGTTCAAATATTCACTAAGTCCCTTAGCCCACTCCCAAGTTTTTCTTTGTGAGTTATAGGCATCAGGAGTTTTTAAACCGAACGGGTTTTGCTCCTTGTAAATTGGTGCCCCGGTGAAGTTCTCGTTAAGTGCCATTTCGACAAACGGCTTTAATATTGCTGGCGCCGCCGTCTTAACTACTTGCGAGGTCATTTCTTCAGAGCCCACGGCGCCAAGCGGCGAGAACGCACCAGCAAATGCCGCTACCGCATCAAAGGCAGATTCGACTGCTGTTGATTCTGTATTCATTCCTCGATCAATTGCATGGCCTATCGACGCAAAGAAGTTGTAACCATAAGGCATAGGGATTTTAATGAAGTCGCCTTCACTACCTGGGATCATCAATACAAAGTTTGTTTCCTTCACGTAGTTAGGAACTTTGTCATAGAATGATTTTCCGTCGTCATCATCGCCGCCCCATTCCCTATTTGCCTGCGCCATGAGAATTGTAGCTATTGGCAATGCCATCGCTAATTTTTGAGTCATGTTATAGAACTCAGGGTCCCAAATCTTCTTGGTTTTGTCAGCAGGAGTCATAACCGCACGCAGCATGTTTGCAGTGCCTTGAACGCTGGCATTGAAGAACATGTAAAGCGCGTTAATGCTGTTAGTCATTTCTCCGCGACGGTTAAAGTTTACTGTTAGGTTTTTGGCAAGCGATGCCGCGGCCTTTTCAGTTAGCCCTTGTCGTCTGGCATTAACATAAACAGACAGGCGTGAAGCGTTTTCAACTACATCGTTATAGTCGTCGATAAACTTGATTAACTTATCCTTGCTGCGGATAAGTTTGTTTACCGCCCCTTCTCCAGTGGTGCTAATTGATCTGGTTATATCGTTCTTAATATCATCGATATCTTTTTGCACAAACCATCCAGTCTTAGCGCCAGAATCCAGATACTCTTTTAGGAATACACCCCATTCCCCGGTAAAGTCATTATCCCTAAATCCACGCTTTAGCGCCTTCATTGAGTTTGGCAAGTCTTTGACCATTTTTTTAGCAAGATCTTTAGTGCCCAAAGCCTTGCCGCCTTCTATCTTTGCTTCAGCCAGCACGTTATAAACTGCTGTTTGTACGTCGCGAGCAAAGTTAGATAAAGCAAATTCAGGGTTATAACTGGTGATTAGCGCCGACAGAACTCGAGTTACCCGGCCAACAGTCTTGGTTAATATGTTTGCCTGTTCAACGCCAAGGTTTGCCATTGCCTCCATCAGCCTAGGATCGTGCAACTTAATGTAATACTGCTCGCCGTTAATTTTAGCGCCTAAGTATTTGTCTTTCATCGCGTGCATAGGCATCGCAGTTTCAACAACTGTTTCGACAGTCTTACCGGTAACTGGATCCTTGCGCTTAGTTATCTTGCGGGTAACGTCAGGGTTTTCGCTGCTGAATACTTGCCAAAGCTCAGGATCTGGGTTTGCGTCAACGAGTTTAAGCATTGTCTGGGCAACTTCATTTTTACGCGCCCGGATAGCAGATTGAGTTGCATCAGAAATGACATAGGCAAGCGGCGACTCTGATACTGTGCGTCTGCCCATAGCCCTCATCGTTTCATTGCCGTGAATGCTGAAGCCTTTGCCAGTAGCCTTAACCCTATTGCCATCAGTGTCAGACTCGTCTACAGCAAAGCCTTTAAGCGGAACATAATGCTTATAAGTTGCATCCCAAGAATCAACAACATCTTGCGACTCTAAGCCTGAATCAATCAGCCTTTGTTTTGTTGAGTTAATGATCCCGTCAACAAATGCCGCGGCAGCTTGCATCTTGGCAATAGTCCCTTCTCTGGTGAAGTTATCCATAACCTTTGCCG